TTTTCTCAGGATATTGAGTTTTTCTTGAACTGTGACGAGATCACTATAATAATAGGTAGGTAAAGTACTGAAAGTCATGCATTCAGTATCGCAACACATAGAGAACGTAGACGTTTATACATGAAGGCTTATTCAACATACAATGACGGCATTGCTGGTCAGAGTAGAGATGTTGAGCTGAATGTTTGTGGTGGGCGCACTATTATAGTGGTAATGTTATGGGAAGGCTCCCAAATTGAAACCAAGCGGTGAGATTCCGATGGCAGAGATCTAGGAGGGACCTGCGATGGTATGACTGCCTGTCAAAGATAGGCTACAGTCTGTAAGAAGATAACCCAATGAATGTCAGCATGAAGAGAATACGAATTGTCACGAATGGGGAAGAGTCGCAAGACGAACCCCGAAGTTATAACAATTTAAATATTAATGCGAATGACATGACTCGACCGAAAGGTGATGTAGGGCGGAATGATAACCCAGTAAGCATTCAGAGTTATGAAGCGAAGAATATGGTATGTAGTGCTAAACAGCATTATTGCGAAATATGTCGGAGAGATTATTATAGCATCTATTATTATAATGTTAGATGTGAGTCGGAGAAGATGCATTTGGTGATAGCCAGTAAACACAGTAGATTAGGTGCGAATAGTATATATGATTTTTTAAATGATATTGGATTTGAAAATTTTGGCATAAGGTTGAATGACAAATCCTTTAAAACTGTAGGTTATGGCAATTGGATTTATATAGTAGATGGGTGGGCTGATAGATTAAGTGTTGACAGAAATAGATTAATGCATGCTATCAATGGAAATATGGAACAAGACCTAGATTTTAATGGATTAGATGAGTTTTATGAGCAACAGGATAAAGTACTAGCTAAAAAGAAACAGTGGAGGTTAAAACCTGATATTGTGGAATTACAGCTTCCGAATGGCTCTAAGATTAAATATGATGATGCTAATTCAAATATTGTTGATGCATATGGTGAAGCTTATGAAAATTATGGCATTCCTCTAAAACAGGAAGATCCTATTGTAGTAGATGCTTACGGTGGAAATTATGACAATTATGGAGTGCCGATTGGTATAGACAAGTCTAAGCGTAAGTTGTTGAAGAAGAATAGGCGTGATAAATTTCATGGGCAGTTAGCTAACTTGAAACATAAGGCTAAATTTATAAAAGGTCAGAAGACAATTCGACCTAAAGTTAGTTATGACCGGCCATTGGTGTCTAGTTCTGAGATTGACCTCAGCACATCTGTTGAGGATAATGATAAGGATACTCAGAAAGAGAAGAAGAAAGCAACAATTTTAGATTTTGTGTTGAATCTTAGGCCTGAGTACACTTATGCTTATACAAGAGAGGAGGGATTCGATTATAGGCCGAATAATATGAAAGCTAGATTTTTTAAAATTATGAAATGCTTTCGGGACAAGTTTGTGTCCAACTTTTCTCATTTTAAAACATTAATAACCATGATAACCACCGCGTTTGCAGGTTTGATATCACTGATGAAGTTCTTAAAAGACATTAAGGTTGATACTAATAAGATTCCAATATTAGGATTGATAGATAGTTTTATGAGTAATTTTAGTAATGTGTGGTGGAAATCTACGGTATTAGTTTGTTGTTTACTTATTACTTATTTTTATACTTTACATTATAGAGAAGTTAAAGTACATAAGATTGTGGTGGATTTGGAGCAGGACCCAGAGTTGGTTCCTGTTAATGATGATGTGGATTTACGACGTGAAGGAGATAAAGCTTTTGATAATATACTCTCTGTTAAGAATATTTATTATGAAGAGATAGTTAAGGACAAGATAGAATATGGTCATGATTTTGGGATGTTTAATTATTATAATGTAGTAACTGACAGCACTATTGTATCTGATAAGAGACTGGTGGATGTTGAGCTATTAACACAAATGACTGCACCAAGAGTTCTTGGACTCAACAATTCAATTGAGAGTGTAATCGATAGACTTGCTTCTTCAACGAATGCTGGTCCGTTTATAAATTATAATCGTAATGGCATATTGGTCGATGATGTTTCAGGTAATGCAACTAGGTTTGCTGTGGCATTAGCCGCTGCTCCTAGATGCTCTAATTTGGAGACTGATATATATAACCATGTTTTTCGGAGTCGGGACGTTTTGCGGTTGGTACGCGTCCCGCGGAGGCGCAAATATTAACATTGAAAGATAAATCCCAACCAATAGCAGCTAGAAGGATATTGTTATATGGATATAGGACAAGTGAGGTAAATATAAAGGCGGGTGAATTGCCGGATGATAGTGTGTATCAAGTCACGAAAGCATATCATGATTATGACAGTGGTATTAGGCCACCCATGTCAGCAACGATAATGCCACACATCTTTGCAATACCACCCAAACCTGATATATCAAATCCTGATAGTTCGCTATATGGTGTAGGTAAACGGATGGCATACAAACCGCCATTATATAAAAAGCGTCTGAGAAGACGTTTTCGAAGGTTTGTGAAGAAGTGGGTTAGGGATAATTTGACACCTATAGATGAAGATGATACTTTAGACTTTGAGGTCTGGTTGGAAGGTACAAATTACCCTAAATATAGGAAGGACCAATTGAGAGAGTCTTTTAAGAACATAGAAAGAGAATTTGATGAGAAAGATACTGCAGGATTTAATAAGTATGCTGAGGTGAAATATTTCACTAAAGAAGAGTATTATCCTGAGTATAAACATCATAGAGGCATATGGGCTAGAGCAGATGAATTTAAAGCTATTGCTGGACCATTCTTTAGGAAAATTGAGGATAAGTTATTTAAGTTACCATATTTTATAAAGAAAGTTCCTAAGGATGAGCGACCTAATTATATCTATAATTTGATTTATAGTAACAATCATAAATATCAGACCACAGATTTTACATCTTATGAGTCATTATTTACTACAGATTTGATGGATGATTGTGAATTTGAATTATATAGGTATATGGCATCTAAGAATGTAAGGGCGCGTTGGATATGTCAGATATTATTCTCAGTACTTGCTGGTGATAACAGAGTTGTTAATAAGTTTTTTACCCTAGGCGTCCATGCTAAGCGGATGTCTGGAGAGATGAACACCAGTTTAGGAAACGGATTTAGTAATCTAATGTTCTTATTGTTTGCAGTTTTTGAATACAAGATATCAATGTCTGGTGTTGTTGTGGAAGGGGATGATGGTTTGATGGGGTTAAATAAAGATATACCAAAACAGTACTTTATAGATATGGGATTGAATGTTAAAATGAATACTGTTGATAATTTGGAAGAAGCATCCTTCTGTGGTATAATATTTGACCCTGTAGAACAGATAAATATTAGAGACCCTAGATCACCGTTATGTACTACGATGTGGGTCACTAAGAAATATGCAGCAGCATCTAAGAAGAAGATGTTAGGTTTAGTTAAGAGCAAGGCTCTTTCTTTGGTTTTTGAGTATCCAGGATGTCCTATTTTATCTATTTTTGGACATAAGGTACTATCACTTTTAGAGGGTTATAAGATGGTCATGATTGATGATTCTAGGTATAATCAGCGATTGCATGCAAAGTACATGGTTAGGTATAATTTAGGTGAGATACCTGTTAGGGAAATTGGTCAGCGTACCCGTGTCCTAATGGAGAAATTATTTAACATACCTGTATCAATGCAACGTGCAATTGAGGATGATATAATGAAAATGACGCTCAACAATTGGGATACAGCAAATGTTCTAAGTATAATGCCTGACATTTGGATAGATAATTATAATAATTATAGTATGATTGTTGAAGCTAGACCGTCTGAATATAATAGACAATATAGGCCATTTACTATAAATAATAATATGGCTACATTGTATAAACCTGCTTTGGTAAAGAATGTTAAACGAGCAGTGAAAGGTGTCATGAACTTTCAAAAGTTCAGTATGTCACGCCGTTTTAAAGGTAGAACAGTACAATTTATTTTGAAAGAGTATAATGAATATTTACAGCGTAGATATGATGCATTATACCGTCTACATTTAAACTCTTTACCTTTATAACCCCAGGTATTCCAAAATATAAACTATATTTGTGGAATTAAATTTGA